CCACCGAAAGTGATGTAATCCTGTGCGCATTTTTCAAAAACATCATTCCAACTATCAATCGGATTGGCACGCACTAAAACGTAATTTAAAGACTCATCTGTGGTCTTTAACCCGTTGCCAATAGTAGCATCTATCTTGGATTGAATAGCTGTTCTATTGATGGCACTACGCAAAAATAAGCCCGCTATAAATTGCGGATATAAATTATCTTCACCAAAATTTATCCATTTCTTTGAACCACGTTCTGAAAACGTAGGTAAATTTATTTGAATTTGTGAAAGTGAATTGAATGCAAACTTGTTCATAATATTAAATATCTTTTTTAGCGTTTTTTCGCAAACTAATTATTTCGTAAATATACTTCACGCTAACCAATATTGAAGCTATAATTGAAACTATATAAAATACTGATTTTAATTGGTCGGGTAATGTCGTTAAACTTACGCCAAATGTTGTAACATTTAAAATGTTAACGGGCTCTTTTAATGTGTCTATAATTGTTCTCATTAGCTTACATAAATTACGCTTTCGCTTGTTTCATTATCGGATATATATTCTATTTTTTGTACTTCAGTATCACCCGCTAAAAATGCTTGACCTCGTGTGTAAATTAAATCTTCAACTTGTAAGGTATAATCATAATTACCAAATGGTAAATCGTTCAAATGATAATCGCCAATTATTCCATCGTTTACATAAAATGTAAACTCTGTAAATCGTTCAATGTTGTTGTTATAAATCAATTTACATTCATGGTCCAATTTATCAAATCCATTAAATAAATGGATTCGTAAACTTTGAACTGTTAATGCAAAATCGCCATAAATTAAAAATGTGTTGGCTCCCGTTACTAAATTTATCATCATAGGAAAAATAAAAAAAGCGGTGCGATTAACCGCACCGCTCGTTATTTAAAAGGTTAATTGATTAAAGGGCAGTAACAAAATCAAATCCTCCAACTACTGCTGTAGTTGCTGGAGCTATTGAATCAAGCGCATTTGCACTTGTTGTGCTTAACGCTGGCATTGGATCCGCTTCCATTGATTGGAATGTGAATGTATATCCGTTCATGTCTCCAATTGCTTGACCGCCTTCACCTACCATTGTAGATAAAACCGCACCACGTGCATTGCCCATTAACCAATATTGATTCATGTTATCTTTTACAATAACACGAATTTCACGATTCTTTGCTAACAACAAAAATTCGTTTCTTTTAACTGTTTCTCTTTTGCTAATGTTTACGCTTAATTCAGTTGTATAAAAAACCGTTCCGTTTGCGTTTGAAATCGTTGCAGTTTCTGTTAATTTTGCTGTATCTTTTGCAAATTTGTATTGATAAAAAGGTCCACCACTTCCACCAGCCAAAGTAACCTCTCCAGCTACCACTGCTTGAATATCAAATGGTATATTCGCTCCTTCAGCAAAAACGAAGATACTTCTTACACCACCTAAGGCGTTCATACAATCTAAAGGTATTGCTTGCGTTATATTACATGCCATATTTAATTATTTTTTTAAGTTGAAAAATAAGGGGCTTTTTACACCCCTTTTTTATTTATAAATTTGATACTACTTGAGAAACATAAGCCGCAGTTCCTAATCTGAATTTCGCACTGAAATTCATGATGTCATCCGCTTCGTTATAGTAGAATTTAAATGTGTCCATCTCATCTAATAAACCAGTTCCAAAGAACATGTATTTTTTAGGAGCAATAATTACACGAGCAACTTCGTCAATACCAGGTGCTGCATAAACTGTGATGTTTGTTCCAGGGAAAACAAATGAGCTTGGAGCGTTAACACCACTTGCATTGCTAACTTGAGCAAATTGTCCGATTACTGAAGCTCCTGTGTTGATTAATGCAGCAACTAATGCTTGATAGTTAGCATAAGAAGTGTACATGATTAAGTCATCTTCTGTTTGTAATGCTGGAGTTAATGAACCAACGTTTAACCAAAATTCAGAAATCGCAGTTGATGTTGTCCATTGTGTGTAAGCACCCGCCGAATTGATTGAACCATTTGCATTTGTTGTTTGGTCTAATAAACCAACTAAGTTAGCACCATCACCTTGCCAAATTGTATTCTCTACATATTTAGCAATATTTGCTATTTTGTTGTTTGCGATTAATTCAGCAAAAGGTACTGTCTCTTGGTTAGCCGCTGCACCTAATTGAGATGAAGTCCATTTAGTTCTTAAAGTTTCAGGACACATTTGCTCTTTCAACATTTTTGACTCTACTACTAAAGGAATTTGTGAAAATACTGTTTCGTTAGTACCTATTTGACCAGCTCCAAATCCGCAAGTTGCAGTAATAATGTCAACGGTTGAATTTAATAAATTGATTGCTGAAGTACCCGCAGTTTTACCCGCTTCGATTGTTACGTATTCTGTTGTAAAAGACTTCAATAACGCCGCACTGATAAGGTCGGTTGATAATTGGTCTGTATAATTGGGTAATGAATTTACGTTAAATGGCATAATTTTTTATTTTAATTGGTTTTTAATGAATTTTAATTTGTCTAATTTCGACATTAAAGTAATCTCTTCAACATCTGTTTTTTTAATTGGTGTAGTTGCTGGTGCTTTTGAAAATGAATTTACTCTTTCTTTCAAATTAGCAATTTCAGTTCCTAATTCTGTAATTGATTCGTAAACTAATACCATAGGATCAACTGCAACCTCAACTTCTGAAGCTTCAACTGTTACTTCGACTGGTGCTTCTGTTTCTTCAACTTCTGCAAAAACGATTTCGGTAATTATACCCATTTCGTCAGTCTTGAACATTGTGCCATCAGCCATTGTGTGTTCGCCTTCTCCAACGGAGTTATTTTCAGCATCAAAAACGGGATAACCTACTTCTAATTTTTCAGTCATAACTTCCGTTCCATCAACTAAAACAATTTTTTCGAGAGACACTTCTACGCCTAGTAGTTCTCTAACTTGGTTTAATTTTAATTTGTACATATTAGTAAATATTTGTTTTAAAGTTTTTAACAAAATTGTGAATAACTATTTATTATTAGGTAAGAAACCATGATTCGGTTGGTCGTATGGTGCTGTTCCAGCAAGTCCTGGAGCTCTACCTTTGTTGATTACTTTTTCTTTAGCATTGATGTAATATTTGCGCCAAAAATGTTTACAATTTGCACCGCCCGAATACTTCCATATATCATAAATGTTTGTACCACGTGGTCCGAAACCAGGGTTAACTGGCGCTTGAGCAATTGCTTTAATTTCTGCAAATGTAAAATAAGTTTCAAGTGATAATAACGATTTACAAAAAGTTCGTTCTGCTGGTGGTCCGTCGTATTTGTAAACGGTTAACCCTTCTTTATACCCTTGTACGGGTATGAAATTCTCATCATATTCAACTACTTCAAATTCCTCCATGTCACTTGCTTTGATTCCTAAAGTTTTTGCAATTTCAATGGCTTTGTCTTCGTCAAATTCAATGATTCCTTTTATCTTATTAAACAATTCCTCGTTTTCATATTCCTCAAAAACACCTTCAACGCTAAAGCCTTTTAACTCCCCATTTTTCACTCTTTGCCACGTTGCCATATCTTCTACTTGCATTGATACCATCCACGTTCCCACGGGCACATCGTAGCCGTATTTTTGTATTGCCTTGTCGTGCTCGTCTTCAACTATCCATGATTCATAAACATACGTTCCTGTTTTCTTTTTATTCTCATGGTCTTGGTTTATGTCATTCGTTCGAGCTTCTTTCATGAACTTTTTTGCAATCTTCAAAATAGTTTCTTTTGAAAAAACCACATCAAAATAAGTTTTTGTTTTTTTGTCAAATCTTACAATCTTCATGTCAGGGATCATGGCTGGCCCAATTACAATTTGTAAATCATTATCAAATCGATACTTTTCTAATTCTTTTTTAAAATACATGAAATCAATCTCAATGGCTGGCTCTTCAACCAATGAAATTTTATCAACACCACCGCTTTCACTTATTACTAATTCTATTAATTTTCTGTTCATAATCTTGCTATTTGTTTTAATTTTAAATTTGCTTCTATTTGCGATGTCATTTCGCTTGCTACAACGTACGTTTTAAATATCGGATTTGCTTGACTTTGCGTTCCAAAAGAAACACCGCCACCCATTTGATTTATGTTTGATAATAAGTTACCAAACATGGCTGTTGATTTCGCATTGATAACCGATTCACCATTTGATAAATTAGCCATGATACTATCACTCGTTGATGTACCCATACCTTGAACTAATCCACCCGTTGCGAATTTAGATGGTGTTGAACCACCACCACCGCTATCACCACTCCCAGCATTATCAATTTCTGCAATGGCTTTGTTTTTTTGACTAAGTATATTAGCTACTGCAACGAGACTCGATGCTATATTAGTTGCAATAGGTACTGCGGCCGCTAACCCCATTGTAGCAATAGATGCGGGGTTTGCTAAGAAACCAGCGTTTGCTGACATTGTTGAACCAATAACACCCGCAATTGAACTTGCCGCACCTACTCTTACCGCTGTTTTTAACCTACCTTTATCCTTAACATTATCACCTTTTAATCTATCAGCAATAAAGCTCCCAATTTCAGCCGCCCCGACCGCCATTTTACCAATAGCGTCTATCGTTGCTGCTCTTTGTTCTATTTCTATTTTTTGACTATCAGAATCGTATTGTTTTTTTAATTCTCCTAGTAATTTTATTTTTTCATTTTGGTCTTTAATTTGATTTATTTCAGCTACATCTGCATCGTATTTGTCTTGTAATTTTTTTCTTTGTCCATTTATTGAAATATCTTCAACTTCTTTGATTAATTTTTCACGTAATTCCTTTATTTGATTATTAGTTTTTTCTTCATCTGTTAATTCAGCTTGTTTTAATTCTTTTTTATATACTAAAAATTCTTCTCCTAATAATATTTGTTTTTGTAAAAAATCCTTTACTTCATCTATTTCTTTTAATCTACTTTTATGAGCCGCTTCTGCTTTTTCTACTTCTGAATTATATTCAATTTTTTCTACATCACTAGCAAATTTAACATGTAAAGATTTTATTAAATCTTGTTGTTCTTTTAATGCTTGAGCTTCTTTATCGGCTTGTTCTTTTTGTTTAGCTTGTCTTTCTAATTCTGCTTTACTAACTACTTTCTCTACTTTTTTAACTGTTTCTTTTTTAGTTTCTAAAGTAGCTTTATTTGCGTTAGTTTGTTGTTGTGCTTGAAGAACTATAAAATCTTGATTAGCCTTTAACTCATTTGTTTTTGCTTGTTGATAAACTATAACAGATTGTTGTAATGCCTTTTCTGATGAAGCTATATGTTCTTTAGCATCTTTTAATTTTATTTCATTTAATTTCTTTTGGTCTTCAACTTGTTGATTTGCAATTACCCATTGATTAGTTCCCCAAGTTTCATTTGCAACTTTATTTTCTAATAATGCTTGCGTACTTGCGTGTGTTGCAATTATATTTTTATATAATTCTAAAGTACTTTTTTTAAGACCGTATTCTTTTGCCGCCTCTTGTTTATTTTCAGCAGCCATTAAAATAGCCCTTTTTGCGATAGCTTCATCGGATTTACCTTGGGCTTTCATCAACCTTAATTCAAATTCCTGTAACTCTTGTTTTTTCTTACGATTATTTTCAAGTAATGTAGTTTGTGCTTCAATCCTTTTATTATATTTTTCAATATTTTCTTTTGATACTTCTAATGTTTCATTTGTACTTTTAAACATTTTTATCATCAAATAACCAACTCCTATTAATGCCGTAACGGCAACTACAACTGCACCAATAGGATTTGCATTTAATGCCGCATTCCATAACCATTGTGCCGCCGTTGCAATCCTTTGAAATATCGTAGTAGATTTTATTACCGCACCTAATTGTTTGAAACTATCAATACTTTCTCCTATGGCTTGAACACCACTTGCCAACGCCATTGCGCTTTGCACTTTTAAAATAGCTGCTTCAACATCTTTGCTCTTTTCTCCAAAGATACCCATGGCACCCGTAACCGCACTAAAACCACCCGCCACGCCTGTAAGTGACGCACTAACCGCTTTAAATTTAGCATCTGGATTGAACGCATCTGTTAACGCTTTAGCATCGCCCATTCTATCTTTTAAGACAGCTGCCGCCTTTGCCGCTTCAATGGCTTCTTTAGAAGTAGCTCCAAACTTATCAGAAAGTATGGCTACGTTTGCCGTAGCTTCTTTAATTTGTTGTCGTAAACTCTTTACGCTTTGGTCCACCTTATCCAACCCGCTAAGGTCGGATGTAGTATTAATTCCTATATTTATCTCGTTTGCCATAGTTTTAATTTAGTTTAAGATATGCAAGTAATTCTTGCCGCTACTTGTACGTTTATTCCGTTTATAAATTGTGCTACAAATAATTCGCCTGGGTTAGCATACCAACCATCAGGAACGTGTGTTGTTAATGCCAAATCACTCCATGCCTCGGTAGCTTGGTAAACAGTATTTGAAAATGAGTAAAATGATTGCGAAGGGAATTGACAACATCCAGCTTCATAAACGCTGTTACCTCTACATGGATCATATTTTTGTATTTCGTCTGGAATACATACACAACCACTTGTATTATAATACGTTGTAATTATTCCGTTAATTACTTGAAAAGTATTACTAGCTCCATAGGAATAAACTCCACTAGGTGCGGGAAAATTTCCATTTGCATCTAAAAATAATTGTCCATTTAATTCAAAGTATTTAATCGTTGCATTGTTATTTTCATAACAACAGTAAACATCGCACGGGTCTTCTACGTTTGCAAAATAACACATCAATTGGCCTTCAATTATAGGGCGTGGAATTATCGAAATAGATTCACCTACTCTAATCAATTCTACTTTGCAAGAGGTCGGTTTACCTACTTCATAATCGGTTATTTTATTAACCATAAACCAACTATCTTTAATAAAAATTTTATCATTGAATTTTAAATCCCATACTTTTTTATAGTCTAAAACGATATTCATTTCTAAAATCTTGCCAAATGGATCATAAGTAAAATCATACCATTTTTGCCAATAGTTATTCCATAAATCTCTAGTAGTTCGAGCGGGCGGGTTAGGTACACTTGGAGTAATATCCCACAATGGAGCTGCGTTACGCCATGCCATATCAATAAAATCAGTCACTAACGGGTCGAGCACACTATATTGACTAACCAACGGATATTGATTCCAATGTTGAGTAACATTTGCATCATTTTTTATGTGCCATTCTAAAGGAGCGTTTCGCATTCCATTGTAATAAACCAATCTCAATTTAGGAGTTATTGGTGTTCGTTCCGTTGTTGTATCTTTTGCAATGTGAGGTATTAAGAATTGCGCTGCTAACTTTTGGTTGGGAGTTCCAATAGATGAAGCGTTACCAATTGGTAGCAATGGAGTTGGTGCAAACAAAGATTCTACTAAATTATTACCAACTAATATTTCATTTTGACTATCTAAATCTAATTGTCCATAAGTAGTCTTTGTAGCTAACTGAAAATTGTAATTAACATAATCACTATCTTCTTCATCACGCCATGTGTTTGACCTTGTTTGAGATGTAAACAATGGTTTGCTTTGTATATCAACATTACCATCAACATATTTAGTCCAATCTCGTTGTGTGCCTTGCTCTACCCAATCAACCCACGGAGTGATTGTGAAATGTTTATCAATGGTTTTTGATGGTTCTAAAACTAGATTATATCTTTCAATTATTCCTTTTAAGAAATCAATTGTCTTTACGTTTGTAGGTAGATATTTATTAAGCACTGCGGTATTACCTTGCGAAGTGCTTTGTAAAATTTGAGCTGTTGAAATATTATTTAATGGAGCACCTGAAAAGAAATTATGATAAACTCTAAAAATTAATTCATGTCCTAAGTCTGCTAATGTATTATTAATGTTAAATGTATGACTAAAATAATAAGGTACTGATTGACTGGTTACTATAAATGTTTGCGTTGCAATTAATGTACTTGTAGTTAAATTATAAATTTGAATATCGAAGTTTAAGACAGCGAAATAGTTAGCCGTATACCAACCTTGTATCGTAAAAATATTATAGTCTAAAGGATTTGCAAAATGAATTGGTACTCTAAATCTCATTGTACTATTATCGAAGGCATTTAACGGATCTAAAACTTCATACGGGAATAGTATATCTTGCGTTGCTGCTGGTAATGTTTGTTGCCATAACCCACTGGCTTGCATTTTAGAAATTGTTGTATCTTGTGCACTATCAGTTTGTTCTGTAATAACATACTGATTCATAAAGTCCGAGTTATTCACATTAATAAACAAACTATCATAAGTAAATCCACTACTTTGAAAGATTGCATCAATCAAAACTTTCGCTCGAATTACGGGCTTAAATTGGTCGATTGATAATGGTTTACCATTACTTGTAAACCCATTAGGTGCTAACGTTCCATTATGCAACGCCAATGTATTTTGAACTGGTTGACCATCTAAATAATCATAACCCCACTCAATTAATGGATAGATAACATCACCACCAAATAAATTAAGATTCCAACTATTAACAATGTTTACATAAATCTTTTCATGATTGAAAAAAGATAGGTCTAATGAGTTTAAAAACCCACCGCCAATCGCCGAACTGAAATCAGAAACCTCGCCGAAAAAAGTAACCTCATATTCCACATTGTTATCTCGGTTGTTAGTGATTATGTTAGTCAATCGAATACTACCAACTGAAATAGTAACGTTGCTATCTTGAATGTAAGATTCTATTTTTTTAGTCGCATCAAAAGTAACTGTGTTGATGTTAAATGCACTTTTAAAAAACAAATTATTATTAGCCGTGTTAGGCACTCTGAATGTTTGAGAATATGTAGATGGATTTGCAGTCGGATCCATTATGTCAGCAACCGACATGGTTAACTTAATCGGATTGTTTTCCATTAAGTCCAACAATATAAACCCCGTATTTTCTTTAACGTATAATCTCATTAATTAATCTTTTGAACGTGATTTAAATTTATCTCAAATTCAGCTTGAACCATCTTTACTTGCTTAATGTTTTTAGTCTTATAAGAAGTTTGTCCGATTGTAACACTTTGAGGCACCAACACATTGTAAGGCGTATCGTTAAAGTAAGCAATTACATTTGAACTTTTTTGCAATCCTTCTAATAAGTTTACTTCATCTTGTGTTAACCAATCTGTGTTAAGCACAAACGATGTCATGGCTTGTTTGTTATAAATTACATCACCGCCTTTTGTTTGTAGATTGTAGTTTGGATTCGTAAGGTTTGCAGTTACGGGACTATATCCACTCCAATCCATTGTCTCTTGGTAATAGTTGCTATTCGTTGTCTTTGTTTCCTTTTCCATGAACGCTGTAAAATTCATGTAATCTCTACCACCCAAATCATTTAACCAACTTAATCGAACTCTAGTATAAAGTGTATCGCAATCTTGAAGCATTGTTAATCTAGTTATTTGAGTTAATGGTTGATATTCAACGCATCCATTACCAACTGCGTGATTAAACATTTGTACCTCGATATATTCGTTAGGACCCATTACATTAGCTTGCCCTGTATAAATGTTAATCAATTCAATTAATGAAGCTAATCTACATTGAACATGAAGGATATCAAATTCAGCTGTTAATTGAGTTATAATAACATCGCTACAAACACTCTTTTGATAATAACCAGCTATTGCATCAACACTAATCGGTAAGTTACTTACAATTACATTACCAAATTGGTCGTAATAATTTAAAACTAAAAATGCAATATAACTATTATCTAATACATTAGGATATTGAGTCCAATTTATATAACTCAAAACATTCATATCATTGTAATATACTTTTTGATTTAACGTCGCATGATTTAACGGATATGCTAACATATTATTATTTAAAGCATCGCCCCAATCGTATGTTATTGTTTGCGAAGGTAATATACCATAGCCACCACTTTTTGTAATTCCATTACTCATACCATCTTGTTGAAGTTGATGTGGTAGGCTTGAATTCCAAACATGAACAGGAATATCGAAAAGATTTTGAATTGTTTTTGCCCACAAATAAAAATCGGGTTCTCCTGCATTGCCATTGCCATCGTAAATTTGACCGCCGTATTCCTCGCCACAAATTACAAATGTATGTAAACTTGAATTACCATTGTCTGCAAAAATATGATAATATGTAGTTGTATTAATTGTAGTTTCAGGAATTGTATCTTTTAAATACGCTTGGCAAATTTGGCTAATATCAATCATCCCAGCACCACTTGGATTTGGTTTAACTTTCAATCTAATTTCAAAAGCATTGTTAATATACACATCAAAAATATAACTGAAATTATCTTGATAAGTTTCATCACTTTGTACACTCCAAATAATTGGATTGTAAGTTCCTTGTAAGTAAGATGGTGCGTAGTTAATTTGTGTTATCATTTTTATTTTTTTGGTGTGCTAAAAAATTATAGGCTGTGATTAATTCTATTTTTGTAACCTCTTCGATTTTGAGGATGTCGTCTTTCGCAAGGAAGTAAATAAACGAATTCCAACCTCGAGCGCAACGGACATCAGCACGTTCAAGATTTTTTTCTTCTTCTCCGCTTTCGGTTTCTCCGAAAAGTCCTTTATAGCTCCTTTCAAGTTGCCCAATATATTTAAAAAAAAAACAGCGGTATTCAATGCAACCTTAACAGGCATTTTTTCTGCAAACAATTCAGCTCGCTCCTCAAATGTTTCACTACTATAAGGCTCAATTTTAAAAGGTAGTTTTGAAATTAATGGTCTATAAAGTATTGCCATTATCTTATGAAGATTAAAGTTTAACACGGGATGATTTTTAAGCACATCAATGTCAGCCATTTCACCAACTGTTAAGCCTTTTACATTAATCAATCCGTAAGATTTACCGTCAATGGTAATTATGTTATCTACGCTCCCGTCTCCTAAGTCAAAGCAATTGTGAACAAACTCATTCCACATTGTATCGAGTATTTCAGCGGGTATAATACGGATGTCTTCCATGTCGCAACCTGTGACAATTTGAAAAACTTTCATTCGGTCGTGTATGCTTGTTTCGTCTTTTATTAAATCCGAAATCTCGATAAACTTTCTAATTGATATACTTTTAATTGTTCTCATAATTTTATGCTGTTGCTCTACTTGTTTTAGTTGTAACTCCTGTTAATATTTCGACTATATCTGCTCCGACCGTTCGCTCTAATTTCTTTGCGAAATATGCTATTAACTCTTGTGCATCGTCGCTTAATGATGTCCAGTAACGTGGCAATATTCCTTTACCCGTATGTCCTGGTCTTGGATTCCATTTAGGCATTATAAACTGGCTCATTCCATAGCTTGCCTTGTCTGCATTGCTGTAAGTACCTAAGTCAACATAAACGCCATAATAGATATAGTAAAATGACAATGCAGGGTTATCGTTTTTAGTAACTACCTTATAACGAATAGAACGCTTTAGCTTGCCTGTTTTTACTGGCGCTTGAGCCTTCATGATGTTTAATATCTCAGTACCCAAAGCATCTAATGCTTTAGTTACTTGTCTAATATATAGTTTCTTTGGATCCATTAATTAAATGGATTTTCGCATAAAGTGAAAGGACTAATTGCTTCAACTATTATTCGTGTTGTATAACCAGCCACGCTGTTAACAAAGGCTTCATCAAATACCATTGATGTTGTTGGTAATTGAATGTTATATCTAAATCCTTCCCAATCGGTAAGGTTGAATTTGCTTATAATATCTCGAGTTACTTCAAGGCATTGAGATTGTGTTATTACTTGCAATTCTAAATCGTCTTTGCATAAATCAAACACAACCATATCAAACTCGAACTTCGTTGATTGTCCATTCATTTCAGCTGTTGAAGGTACTAAGTGAACCGCCATGTAATCATAGCTATTTGTGTGCGGACCATCATTGCCCGTCGGTTGTTCAATTGCGCTAATATCACCTACTCGAAAGGATTTAACCGCCTTATGAGATAAACATAATGTTCTTAAATCTTTTATTAATATTTCGTATATACTGCCAACCATATTGTTAAATATATTTTTTTTGTAAATTTACATACCTTTTTTATAA